AGCGGGCGCAACGCGCCGCCCAGGGCCCGAACCGGTTTGTCGCGACGATGGACTCGGGCCACGTCGGATTATTCCAGCGGACCAGCGAAAAAAGCCTGCATATTCGAGAGTTCATGGTCGATCTATCTGCGCGCGCCCTCTCGACCGCCGATCGGGTCATCGAGACCACGGGCGCGGATCGCTGGAAGAAACAGGCGGAGCTCGCGGTCGCTAGGATCCTGAGAAAATGAGCCACGTCCGGCAACAGATCCGCGACGCCGCGGCCGCGGCGCTGACCGGGCTCACCACGACCGGCGCGAACGTCTATGCGCCCCGGCAATGGGGACAGCAACGCTCGAAGGTCCCCGCGCTCGAGGTCGAGATCCGGAGCGAAGAGGTCGCCGCGCAAACTTTCGGTTCGAGCTACGAGCAGCAACGCAAGGCGGATCTTGTCGTGAGCGCGTGGGCGGTCTCGAACACTTCCGCGGCGGGCTCCGACGTCGTGGACCTGGTCGACGCCGAGGTCTCGGTCGCGCTGTTTGCGGATGCGGCGCTCGACCTCCTCCTCGACGATCTCCGGTGGCAGTCCCTCGAGAAAGAGGACGACGGCGCGGGGGCGGATCTGCGCGTGAAGGCGACGATCACGTTCGCGGCGTTCTACACTGTCGATCAACGGGATCCCACCACCACGACTTGAGGTGAAAGCATGGCAAGGTTCAAGAATTTACTCGGCGTGGTCCGGATCGGCGCGAACGTGATCGCCGAGCTCGAATCGTTCGAGTACACCGAAGACGACGCGCTCTACGAGGGGACGAGCCTGAATGATGTCTGGCGGATTTTCGAGTCTGGCCGCAAGACATTGACCGGAACGATCGTCACGAAGTGGGACGATACCGACGCGGCCGGACAGGAAGCGATGTCCATCGGAGCCGCGGTCACGCTCGACTTTCTCCCGGAGGGCGCCAGTGTCGGATCGAACCGGAAGCAGATCGACGTGATCGTCAAATCGGTCGGCGTGTCTCTCGCCGAGGGCGAGAATTTCACGAAACGAACGTTCGGCATGACCGGCACCGGCTCGCCGACCAACAACACGGTGTAATCCATGTCGGTCGATGAGCTCCTCGCCGATCGGCTCGACAAGGCGACGGACATTCGCGGCCCGTTTCCGATGCCCGAATGGGCGCCGCACGTCCCGGAGGTGTGGGCGCGCAAGTTCACGATCGCGCGCCGGCAAAAGGTCAGCCGGTGGATAGAGGAGGGCGATCCGGAAGGATGGGCCCAGGTGGTCTACCGGTTCGCGCTCGACGCCGAGGGCGCGAGATTGTTTCACAATCCGGGCCAGCTCCGGATCCTGCTCGAGGCCGAGGACGACTACGTGATCATCCGGCTCGCAAAATGGATCATGCGGCTCGACGCGGAGGTGCCGTCGCTCGACGACCTGATGGGGGAATCGAAAGGGATCCCGAACGGCGGTGGTGCCACTACATCGCAACCCGGCTAGGGGTCCCTGTCACCGTCATCGAACGCGAATACGACTGGTTCGACATCCTTGAATCTCTCGCCTACTGGAAATTGACCGATGAGCCGGGCCAAGGCCACTTATGACCTCGTCGCCGAGAACCGCGGCGAGGCCGGGATCCGAAGTTTTCAGCGGTCGCTCCGCAAGGCCGCGGGCGCCATCGGCCGGGCCGGCATCGCGGCCGCGGGCGCCGGGATCGCGGGCTTCGCCGTCATGGCAAAGAAGGCGATCGACGCGGGCGACCGGATCCAGAAACTGAGCATACAAACAGGGCTCTCGACCGAGTTCCTGAGCGAGTCTCGCTTCGTCGCATCGCAGGCCGGGACCTCCCTCGAGGCGATGGCGAAGGCGAGCGCGAAGGCGTCGAAAAATCTCCTCCTCGCGCGCGACGGATCGAAACAGACGGCCGACGCGTTCAAAGAGCTCGGGCTCAACGTCACGGATCTGATCAGTCAGTCCCCCGACGAGCAGTTCGCGCAGATCGGCGACGCGCTCTCGAAAGTAAAGAACGAGAGCCTGCGCGCGGCGCTGGCACAAACCATATTCGGGCGCTCCGGTCTCGAGATCCTGCCGGTATTCGAGAAAGGGCGGGCCGGCATGGAAGCAATGCGGAAAGCCGCGCGTGAGAGCGGGCGGTCGATGTCGCGGGACATGGCGGACGGCGCCGCCGCCGCGAACGACGCAGTGGGACGTCTCACCAGTGGATTCCAGGGTATCGTCGAGCAACTCACGCTCAAGTTTGCGCCCGGCATCGCCGACGTGGTCGACAGTTTCCGAAAGAACGTGATCCCGATCCTCGTCGACACGATCAGTTTCATGGGCCGGATCATCGATGCCGCGGCTGGCTTTGCCGCGGCCGGCGTCAGTCTGGTGAAGGGCGAATTTTCCGGCGCGAAACGCGCGTTCGGCGACGCGCTCGACTCCCTGCTCGGGAAGAAAAGCAACGGGCCGGCCGACACGAAGAAGGGCGACGACCTGCTCCGCGGGATCCAGGAAATCGCAAAGAACACCCGCGAGACCGCGGCGATCGCGGGCTAATCGAGGAGACATTATGGACGCACTACAGATCTTCCTACTCGTGAACGGCATCACGACCGAGGTCGCGCACGCGATGCAGGACCGCAAGATCACCGTAAACGAGGTCATCGACGTGGCGCGCAAGGTCGCAACCGATCTCGGCTATGGCGACTTCGTGCTCTACGAGGAGCGCGATAAGAAATCGTCCTGACCGGGACCGGCTGACCGATGGCAACCGCGGCAACACCGATCGAGAAGGGGCTCGAGCTCCAGGAGACCGCGGACGGCAAGCGGTGGGTGATGGGCTGGACCGTCCGCGGGCTCTCGGGCGCGAGCGACGCCGCGCGCATGCTCGACGCGCTCTCGGCTACGGGGATCCCCGCGATCGGGGACTCCCTCTCCCCGGTCGACGCGACGGCGAAATGCGTCGATCTCTCGGTCGCTCAGATCGACGTCGCGAACGCGGTCGAGGTATTCGCGACTTACGAGCGGCCGAGCTCGATGCGGGATTTCCCGGAGGTCGACGTCGGCGGCGTGTGGCGTATGTCCAGCGCGATCGCGATGGATACCGTCTCGGAGGACAAGGACGGTAATTTCATGATCGTGAACTGGTCGGGGACCTTGACCGATATTTTCCCCGATCAGCCGGCGCTCAGTGTCACGAAATCCGAGAAGGTCGAGGCCGAGCTCGCGCGCGCCACGTTTACGCTGTCGTGCACGATACGAGACACCGGCGCCACGCGCATCGCCGACGTGCTCGCCGAGCAGGTGGCGCATACGGGAACCGTTAACAACGCGCTGTGGCTTTCCACGTTCCCGGCCCGGTCGGTCATGCTCACCGGGATTGCGGTCGAACAACCGAACGCCGAGGAGCTCCTGAAAACGTATCAGTTCGAGTACCGCCGCGCGCTCTTTGACGTCGTTCATGTCATCCGGGTTTACGGTCGGATCCCGGACTCGGCCGTCGACGGTAACGGTCGCTCGACATTCCGGATCGAGGACGAGACCGATTTCAGTCTGCTTCCCTGTGCATTCTGATGACGCGCATGATCGACAGGCCGCGGAAAGATCCCCCCGCGGCGCCGCGGCGCGGCGAGAAGATCACGGCCACGTTCCTCTCGGAGCTCGTGAACTCGATCAAGCGCGCACAGGCGCTGCCGGCGACCCGCACCACACAGGTCGGGGACGAGACCGGCCCGGGGCCGAAGGGCGACGGCGCGAGCGGCGGCGTCGAGCTCGCGCGAATGCAGATCACGTCAATCGGTCTCGACACATGGACCTGCACGAACCTCGAAACGTCTGCGGTCGGGATCAGCGTCGCGAAGGTCGACTGGCTTCGCGGCATTGCGGCGGAACAACGGATCGTGTCCGGGCAGGTGCAAGACCTCATTCCGCGCGTGCTCGCGTCGCCGTCCGAACCGGTCATTCACGCGCTCAAGGTCTCGGAGACCACGACTGGGATCGCGGGCGTGATCTGGCAGGACATCACGCCGCGATTCTGGGCGTCGAATTTCAACCCCTTCGCATGACCATTCCGACCGGGGCCGGCATCGTGGGCCAATGGCTTTCTCCCTCGGCGCTCGCGCGGGTCGATCCCGCGATCGATGCGGCCGCGGGAGATCCGTGGGGGCTCTTGCTATCGGAGGGGATCGGCTCGCTCTCGCTCGCGGCGACCTGCGCGCATTCGGCGGGGAGTTACGTGTTTCAGATGGTTTCCGGCGATCCCTCTGGCGCGCCGTTCCCGGCCGTCTACCTCGCGCTCGGCACCCGGATCTGGCAACTGGCGGCCGGGCCCGATCAGTGGTGGGAGTTCGGGGCCCTCATTTGCATCGAGAGCGGCGCGGGCAAGTGGCAGGGTGAGTATTACACCGCGGATCTCCCCGGCGCCCCCGGCGTGGGGATCATCCGGCACCAACGGATCGGCGATTCGGGCGGGCCGCCGGTGGTCCCCCCGCTTCCTGCGCTCTACCTGATGTGGGATCCGTCGCGGGGCCTGCCATTCGGGATCGGCAATCGATTTTTCGCTTCACCCTCGACGTGGCTTTAGGAGGTCGACATGGGCATCGGTTCTAAATTTTCGGAGGGATGCTCGATCCTCGAGCAGATCTCCGCGGCGTCCCGCACGGCGGGGACCGTCACGAGTGGATGGATGAAATCCGAGGCCCAGGTGCCGTTGGCGTTTCTGATCAACATCGGCGCCATCGCGACCGGGGGAACGTTCGACTGCAAGCTCGAGCAGGCGACGAGCTCCGCGGGCGCCGGGGCCAAGGACCTCAAGAGCGCGTCGCAGCTCACCGATACCGAGGACGACATGACCAAGATCCTCGAGGCGATCAACTCCGAGCTCGACCTGGCGAACAGCTACACGCACGTCCGGCTATCCTGCACGGTGGCGGGCGCGGCGGTACTGTATGGCGCCCATGCGCTGAAATTCTGGAACCGGATCCCCTCGGCGTCGGGCATGAACGGGACGAACGTCGACGAGGTCGTGTAATGATCCGCGAGGCGGCGACCTGGCACCGGGGGCACTTGGCCGCGGCGTATGGCGGAATCGTACTCGCGCTCGGGTCGATCGGTTACACGTCTCTCCCGGGTCGATCCGTGACCGAGGCCGACTTCGCACGCGTCGAGCTCCGCGTGAATTTCCTCGAGCATAATCTTCCGCCGAAATGGTTGGTCCGGGACCTCGCCGCCATCAAAGAGATCCAGGCCGAAAACGCACGCCAGATCGCGGCGCTCCGCCAGACGGTGTACAAGCTCACGCTCGCGGTCGACAGCAACTCAAAAAGGTTGACGCGCGCGGCCGCGGGCGGGTAGCGTCTGAGGGGGCCAACGGGCGCCGCCATATCGATCGATAACCTCCAAGGGTCGATCACCGTCGCAGGACGTGGCGGCGCCCCGCGGCCGTCAACCTTGGAGGGTTCCATGCCGAAATCAACTCCGCGCGCCACCGCGCACAAGATCCCGTTCCCGATCCGGCCCGTCGACTACGCCGGACAGCTCCAGGCGCTCGAGCGCGTCGACCAGCTCCTTTCACTGCTCATGGTCACGGCCGCCGGCCGGCCCGTCATCGGTCGCAAGTCCCGCGCCGAGCTCGAGGAGCTACAGATGCGCGTGCGCGCCGCGTGGGCGACCGTTCACGCGGCACAGCGGCCGGGCTGGCCGGGATCGTTCGTGTGAACGGCCCCGACCTCGAGCTCGAGCTCCCCTACCCGCCTAGCGTGAACCACTACCGCAATCGTTACGGTCGGCGCACGCCGCAGGGCAAGACTTATCTCAACCGATGCGTCGCCGCGCTGTGGGAGTTCAGGGCGATGTGCTGCGCTGATCTATTCTGGTTCGACCAAGGCCGGCTCGAGCTCGAGGTCGATCATTGGTGGCCGGCGCGCAGGACCGAGCCGGACGTCGACAACGGGAACAAGGTCCTGCTCGATACGTTACAAGCGATGGGGCTCATCTCGAACGATCGGCAGATCTGGCGACTCGTGAACGTCAAACGCGGGCCGGACACCCCCGGCAAGGTTCGGATCCGGCTCCGACCTTATGTGACGTGACACCGCATCGGCGCGCGGTTCGGGCTGGATTTCCGCGCCCCGCGGGTCCATGCTGTCACTGCGGCGTTTCAAATTCTCAACCTTGGAGGGTTCCACCATGACCGACGACACGGTCGAAATCCCCGTTGTTCACCCCGATCCGACGTTTGCGCAAGAACTCATCGGAAAGCTCGTCGACGTTGCGATCGAGAGCGGCATTCCTACTCACAATCTCCCGGTCGATTTCGAGGTCGTCGGGTCCGATGGGCCGGAGGACGGCATTTTCATGTTCGTCTCGGCGCAATTTCTTTGCGGCCGGCTCCGGATCTCACTCATGCGAGAGATCACGATCAATTCCGGCCAAGCCGAGCTCGACTTCGTCGACGAGGGGGCGGCGACATGAACGGCGACGATCAGCGGGTTGTCCATCTTGCGACGCAAGCCGACAGCGCGCGCGCCGAGTTTCACAAGGCCGCGCACGCGAACGCCAGTATGGCGCTCACGCTGATGACCGCGGACCGCGACAAGTATGCGCGCCGCGCGCAGATCTCGGCCATCGCATTCTGGATCATCTTTGCCACCGCGGCGGTCGGATGGCTCGTCGCGGTGCTCTCCGGCGGGATCTGTTCGTGACCTAGTCGGCGACGTTCCCCCCGTTTCGCGGGTCCCCCGGGGCCCGTTTTTTTTTGGCGAAGGGCCTGTGTATAACCTGTGGATAACTTCAGTGTCACCGACCCCCCCCGCGACCCCCCCCGGGATCCCGTCGTCAGGGCCCTGCCTGTGGACAAGTCTGTGTATAACCCTGTGCGCAAGCGGTGAAAAACCTGTGGATGCGCTACGCGCTACTCCACTATGATCTATAAATAACTCTTGAAACCCGACCCCGTACACAACCGGAGTGGTCAAAGAATGACCGACCAGCGATCCATCCTCCACGCCGACGCGGGCAGTTCCATCGGTCAATCCATCCTCCGAGCGCGCGAGGGTTTGACCCACCCTCTCGAGAACCTCGGCGGGCACCGGCCCGGCCCCCCAGTGTTCCATTTCTGCCCGCTCCTCCCCGATGGGCGCGTGCTCCCGACCCACGCGCGCATTCGAGAAGATCTGATCGCGGGGACCTACTCGCGGGCGAGCTCGGGCTACGTGTTCGACGGTCAATACCAGCGATGGCGGGAGCTCCCGATCGACGCGCCGCGCGTGCACGGCGCCTATCACGTCGCGAACCTAGTCGATCCGAACTACTCGGGCGACGGCGGGACAATCTGGAACTCCGATAACGGAAACTCCGTCACGGACAAGGGGAACGGCGTCACCGAGTTCGAGTACCTCGGCGCGGGCGCCGGAGATACCGCGAACGTGTTTCACGATACACTCTCCGGAGTAGACGTCTCCGAACGTTCCTTTGCGATTTCGGTTGAGCTCCGCCGCGCGCCCGGCGGTCCGGGCGGCATGGTGCGGATCCGGAGTAAGCGGATCTCCGGTGGTTCGTTCAATTCGTGGGGGCAATACGATCATGAGCTCACGCGAGAGTGGGTCCGCGTCGCGGCCGGGTTCAGCGTACACGCCGCGCTCGATCCCGGGGCGGCGGGCGTGCGACTGCTCCTCGAGGGTTCGGCCGGCGGTGGTACGGCGACGCGATGGCAGATCCGGAATCCTCAGATCGAGGAGGTCCCCCCGGACCGTGCGGCGGCATCCGGCGCGGCGGTCCCGGGGCCGATCATCAATCCGGGGACCTCGGGCGCATGGTGGCGCATGAACGAGTCGACCGTCTCCGATCCAGCGAATAACGCGGGCGAGATCTCCGAGGTCGCCATGTTTCGCGCGGCGCTCCTCCATCCTGTCCGATACCAGGACCGGCGGATCTTTCCGCGGGCGTGTCCCGTGGCCGCCCGCGCGACCGCGTACACGACGGGGCAATGCGTACGGCCCGATGGGCTCCGGCCCTACAATGACGGCGCCGCGGGCGCAGCCTACGACCAGGTCAGCTACTTTATGGTCTGTGTCACCGCGGGGACGAGCCACGCCACGAATACGATCAACGGCGATCTCTGGACGGCGGCCACCACGCTCGAGAGCGAGATCATCGACGGTACGTGCGTATGGCGGGTCTCGGGGCGCATGGCGCCGGGCGGGCTCCTCGGGATGTGGTTCGAGCCCGATTCGACCTCGGAGGGCGTGACCGACGCGCGCGATGCGAGCGACGTTTTCTATGGCTTCAATGGGACGGTCGCGACCGCGGCCGGCATCGACGGGCAAACCAGGAACCTCTCCGCGGAGGACATCAACGCGGATTCTCCCGGCGATTACGATCGGCTGTTCGCGGCGTTCACGATCGCGGCGACCGTGCAGGACTGGACCGGGTCGATTTTCATTCGGAAACAGGAAACGGACCATGTGTCGTTTTTCGCGACGCTGTTTGTACCGAGTTTCACGGCCGAGGGCCGAAAGCTCGATCTCCGGACCGGTGAGCTCGCGACGGTCGCGGGCCTTGCATCGGGGACCTCGAAGATCGAGGACTGGGGCGAGTGGTGGCGATTGGTATCAACGTTGAATAATGCGCTCGGGGAGACGACGATCGCATTCATGTTCCAACCTGCGCGCGGGCCGTCGCTCGCCGTCGATGATGAGACGGATCTCGGCGAAGCAACGTTCGATTTCCCGATGGCCGAGCCGGGCAGCTACGCTACCTCGCCGATCTACGCGCTCGGACAAACCACGCGATCGCGGGACGCGCCCGTTGCGTTTTCGGCCGCGGCGATGGTCCCCCCGCTCGATCTCTCCTCCATGCTCTGCCGCGCGCAGGTCCAGCAACTCGGGCCCGGCTCTAGGATCTGGCAACACAGCGACCCGGGCGCCGCGGTCCTATACTCGACGACTGGAAACATACTCGGCGAGGCGCTTCCCGATGCGGTATCGGTTGCGCCGTTCGGATGGTCCGCGCGCTTGTCCGATGGATTCCCCGATCCGATGAATTGGGCGGTGAACTTCGCGCCATTCGACTCCGACGCGGCGGGCGCCGACAAGATCCGCGCCAACGGAAACGGCACCGCGGCGTTAGACGACTTCGGCGCGGGCGCATGGGGGAGTGCAGGCGGGACGCATTATATCGGGAGCCAGGCGACCGCCAACGCATTCTCGGGGATCATCGGCTCGGTCGCGGGCTATCCGCGCTCCGTGCTGTCGAAGGAAACCGAGGAGCTCGCCGAGCTCGGGGAGGCCGGATGATCGTCGAGGCGTTCGTGGTGGTGCGCGAATCGGTCATCGGGCCGATCCTCAGCGAGCTCCGCGCGGCCCGCGACGAGGCCCGGAGACCGACGCAACCCGCGCGCGCGGCGGCACCGCTATTGCGCCACGTCAAGGCTAGCGGCACATGGCGCAAGTTCCAGATACAGACGGTCGCGGTGGTCGGCATCACCGCATTGATCCCGGCGGCCGCGGTCGCGCGGCTACTCGACCTCGACCCCGGAAAGGTTCGCGTGGTCGACGTGTTCATGCCGAACGGACTCCGACTCGGGCTCGACTACGACGATGCGGGCGGCACGACCGGGACGCCGACCTACCCCCCGAACCCGGCGCTCCTCCTCGAGTGTATGCCCGACGTCGTCACGCGCGACCACGCCGGCAACGAGACGGGTCGCTCGAGGCCGGCTGCGCCCTACGAGGCGCAACACTACATGGGCTGGCAACCAAGGCGGTACGCATGAAAACGCGGAAGCTAGAGCTCGGGCTGACAACCCCGGACCATAAGGGGCTGACCAGGGTCATTATTCGCGCACCAGGGGGGGAAGTAGACATCGTGCTCTGCGTACTTGGGCGGGACCGGCGCCAGGACCTCGAGCTCCTCGAGCAGCTCATCAAAACGGGTCGACTGAAGCGCAATGATGCCGCGTGAGCGCAGCATTCTGGCCGGGCGCGCGGGTCCCTCTGCGGGCGGAGATTGCGGGTCAGAAGACCGCAGAATTTAGCTAGTTACCCGACGCGCTAAATGGCGGGCAAAGACTAGCAAAAACAGAACGTTACGTGGATTCCGGTGGTCGGAAATGATCGTCGATCAGGCCGGACTCGCCGACGCTTTCGGCGTTTCGGTTCGGACCGTCCAACGCTGGTCCGCGGAGCCGGACTGCCCGATCCACCAGCGCGGCGGCGCCGGCCCCGGGCGCCCCCACCAGTACATACTCGCGGACGTCATCAACTGGCGGCTCGCGCAGGCCGGCATGTCGAGCGACCGGCTCGACCTGCAACACGAACAGGCGCGACTCGCGGCCGCGCGCGCCGAAACGGCCGAAATGCAAAACGCCGCGACCCGGCTCGAGCTCGTCCCGACCGAGACCATTTGCGACGCGCTGATCGCGGTGATTTCCGAATGCAGAATGCGGCTACTCGGTCTCCCGGACGCGATGGCGCCGCGCGTGATCGGCTACGACTCGATCCCGATGGTCCGCGCGGTGCTCAATGACGCTATCCTCGACGCACTGGCAAAGCTCGATCCGGCGAGCGTATTCGCGGCTCTGGGACTCCCTGATCCGGTGGCAGCCGCCCCCGAAACTGACGATCTCTGACTGGGCCGAGCGGTACATGCAGCTCGCGGCCGAGGAGGCGATTGCTCCCGGCGAGCTCCGGCTGAAGCCGTATCAGCGGATCATCCTCGACGCGCTGAGCGATCCGGCGACCGAGGAGGTGGTCGCGGAGACCGCGTCACAGATCGGCAAAACGACCATGATCAACGCGGCGGTCGGCTACTACTCGCACTGGGAACCGTCACAACAGCTCGTCGTGCAACCGACCGTGGAGATGGGCGAGGCGTGGTCGAAAGAGCGGCTCGCGCCGATGATCCGCGAGACCGCGGCGCTCCGCGAGCTCTACCCGGATCCGAAGTCCCGGACCGGCGGGAATACGATCCGCTACAAGAGCTACCCCGGCGGGTTCGTCGCCATCCAGGGCGCGAATGCGCCGGCCGGGCTCGCGATGCGGCCGATCCGCGTGTTCCTCGGCGACGAGGTCTCGAGGTGGCCGGCGAGCGCGGGCACCGAGGGCGACCCGCTCCAGATCGGCGTGAAGCGGCAAAAGACCTTCTGGAACCGCAAGCGCATGTTCACGAGCTCGCCGACGGTGAAGGGCGCGTGTCGGATCGATCAACAGCTCCAGCAGACGACCGTCGAGCGGTTCTACTGTCCCTGTCCGCACTGCGGGCATCTACAAACGCTCCGATGGGAAAACGTCAAGTGGGAGACGGGCCCGGACGACGCGCGGCTTCATTGCGAGGCGTGTGACGCGGCGTGGTCCGAAGGCCAGCGGCTACGCGCGATCGACGCATGCGAGGTGATCGCCGATCACCCGGAGCGCGGGCCCCGGCGCCGCGGGTTCCATCTTTCCGAGCTCTACTCCGAGTGGTCGACGATCCCGATGATCGTCGAGCAGTTCCTCGAGTCGAAAGATCTCCCGGAGACGCTACAGGTATTCGTCAACACGGTGCTCGCCGAGCTCTGGGAAGCGGGCGAGACGCTCAAGGCCGAGGAGCTCTACAACCAGCGACGGCGCGCCTACGACGGGATCCCGAAGTGGGTCGCGCTCGTGACCGCGGGCGCCGACGTCCAGGCGGACCGGATCGAGGTCGAGGTGGTCGGATGGGGCCCGGACAGGGAAAGCGCGTCACTCGGCTACGAGGTGTTCGAGGGCGATCCGCGGCTTGCGGCCGGCAAGCGCGGCTCCCCGTGGACCCGGGTCGACGAGCTCCTCCGACGCGACCTCGGCGGCGGGCGCGTGGTCTCGAGCGCCATGATCGACGCCGGCTATCTGTTCGACGAGGTGCTCGCGTTCACAAAGCCGCGGGCCCGGCGCGGCGTCTACGCTTGTCGCGGCGAGGCCGGTATGGGAAAGGGCTGGATCATCGCGACGTCGCGGAACAACCGGCTCCGCGCGCGGGTCTACCGGCTCGGGGTCGACGCGATCAAGAGCCACGCTTACCAGTATTTCACCCTCCCCGAAGGCCGGCCGGGTTACTGTTGGTGGCCGGACTCTTACGGGCTCGACTACTTCGAGCAGCTCGTCGCCGAGCGCATGGTGGCGCGCTACGTGCACGGACATCGAACGCTGGTGTGGGAGCTCCCCAGTGGCGCGCGGAACGAGGCGCTCGACTGTCGCGTCTACAATCTCGCGGCGCTCGAACGTGTGCGACCGCGTAGATCGGCTATACTCCGGTCGAATCAAGGTGTTACGAAACGACCCACGCCAGCGGGTTACGCGGCGGATCCGCGGTGGCGGGGATTCGGGCCCGATAACGACTACATGAAACGTCGATAGCATGGCAGCAACAGTCCCCTCGCCGATCACGCTCGCCTACGCGCAGCAGCAATACGCCGACGTGCTCCAGAAGCTCGAGGACGCGCGCGTCGCGTCGAACGCGGCCGGCCAGGGCCGTTCCTGGACCCCGCAATCCATCGGGACGCTACAGGACGAGCGCGCCTACTGGGCGGGTCAGATCCGGCGTTTAAAGGCGAAGGCGAGCGGCGCGCGCAATCCGTCGTTCGCGGTGGCGCGCCCGTGAGCCTGCAAGCGCGAATCGACTCCATGCTCGCGGCGATTGCGCCCGGCTACGCGGTCAAGCGGGTCCGGGCCCGCCGCACGCTCCAGCGGCTCTATGAGGCCGGCTCGCCGAGTTTCCAGCATGAACGGCCGCTACAGGGCGACCTTTCGGCGGACGCCGTCGTCGACACGGCGCGCGGCAACATCCGGGCATGGGCCCGCCATCTCGATGAAAACTACGACGTAATCATCGGCGTGCTCGACGACCTGGTCGACAACATCGTCGGGACCACTGGGCTCCAGTTCGAGCCGGATCCGCGACCGGGGCGGGCGACTGCACGCACCGACGAACCAGGCCGCGCGGCGACTGTGGGCGGACTTCTGGAAGTTCCCGGAGGTCTCCCGCACCATGACCGGCCGCGAGGTCGAGCGGCTCGTCGCGCGTACATGGCTTCGCGACGGAGAGATCCTCACCGACCACGTCGAGGGGAACGTTCGCGGGCTCATGCATGCGACCGAGGTCCCCTACTCGATCCAGCTCATCGAGCCCGACTTCCTGCCGTGGGATCTGTTCGTCGATACCGCGGGGGCCAACCGGATCGTGCACGGCGTCGAGAAAAACCGATGGCGGCAGCCGGTCGCGTATTACCTCTACCGGGAACACCCGGGAGACTCTGCGGTCTCCGCGCTCTCTCTCGACCTCGCGAGCCTCGACCGGATCCCGGCATCGCGGATCACCCATCTCAAACTGACGAAACGACTCCACCAGACGCGCGGGATCTCGATCCTGCACGGCGTCATTTTCAGGGCCGATGACCTACAGGACATCGACCGGTCCGAACGCATGGCGGTCCGCGTGGCATCGGCGTTAACCGCGGTCATCACGAAGGACGACAACGTCGAGGAGCTCGGCGAGACGATCGACACCGAAATCGGCGATCGGTCCTGGTACTTTCAACCGGGCATGGTGGCCGACAACCTCCGGCCCGGCGAGGACGTCCGCGTCATCGGGAGCGACCGGCCGAACGCGAATCTCATCGACTTTCGCGCCGACCAGATCCGCGCCATCGCGTCCAGGACCGGAACGAAGTACAGCTCGGTCAGCAAACGGTTCGACAAGGCATACAGCGCGCAGCGCCAGGAGCTCGTCGAGAGCGAGCCCGGCTACGAGCGCGTACGCGGGCCGTTCTACGAGCGATGGGCGGGCGAGATCTGGCGCCGGCATCTGCTCTCGGCCGTTACGGCCGGCGTCCTGCGGATCCCCCAGGTGGTCGATCCCCGGACCGTATTCGACGTCGGGATCCGGCGCGGGGGCGGGATCCCGTGGATTGACCCGCTCAAGGAAATCGAGGCCGACGTGATGGCGATCGACAATCAACTCTCCTCGCGACGTGAGATCATCCGCAAGCGCGGGCTCGATCCCGAACAGGTGGACGCCGAAATCGAGGCGGATCCCGTGAAACCTCAGAAACCGGCCCCGGCGGCAACGGCCGCCAGCGGCGCGGCATAGGAGTAACGCAGCATGAACAATCCGATGCGCCCGACCGGGCTGGTATTCAACCGCGACGCGACCGTCACCGTGGGCAAGGAGATCTCCGACGTCCAGGAACGGGAATTTTCGCTCGAGCTCGACCGGCTGGCGCCGGCCGGCGGCGACGCCAGCGCGAAGCCGAAGCTCCGCGCGACGATCAGCTCCCCGACGGTGGTCCCTCGCTTTTTCGGCCGCGAGAAGCTCATTCACACCGCGGACGCGGTGGATCTCTCGCGGGCGGTCCCCGATGGGCTCCCGATGCATGTGAACCACGATGCGGGGCAGTTCATCGGCCGGGTCCGGAACGTCAAGCTCGAGGGCGACAAGCTCCGCGGCGAGCTCGACTTTTCGCCGCACCGGCCGGATGCCGCGATCATCGAATCCGAGGTCCGGGACGGTTATCAGGGCGCGATGTCGATCCGCTACCGGATCCTCGAGCACAAGGACATCGCGGGAAGCGATCTCGTCGAGGTCACGCGCTGGATGCCGCTCGAGGCGTCGATCGTCACGGTCCCGGCCGATGCGTCGGCCGGCGTGGGCCGGACGATGGCGCGCGACGATGGCGACGCGACCGGAGGCGGCGCCGACGCCGGCTCCGGGGGCGCGGAGGAGGGCGCGCGGGCCGAAAACGCGCGGCAAGCCGAGATCCGGGCCCGTTTTGCGCCGTGGCTGGACAGGGGACCCGCCGTCCATGCGTTGCTCGAGCGAGCCTTGGGGGATGTGTCGGTTTCGGCAGATCGCGCGGCTACGGGGCTCCTAGACCTCCTCGGGGCCGATGCGGCCCCGCTCGGAGGCGATTTCGATCAGGGCGCCCGCGGCGGGATCACGACCGAGGGCGACCGCACCGCGATGCGGGCGACGGCCGGACGCGACGCCGGGGAGAAATTCCACGAGGCCGCGGTGGCGTCGATCCTGGTCCGGGCCGGCGTGGGCTCGGAGGAGGACCAGGAGATCTCCCGTCATGTCCCCTATGCGTCCTATACGCTCCGGGAGCTCTGCCGCGAGGCGCTCCGGATCCAGCGACGCGAGCGCGCATGGCAGTCCCCGATGGACATGGTCGGCGACTCGTTCGAGCGCGCGGTGGGCGTGCTATCGCATGGCACCGGGGATTACCCCGGCGTGCTCTACGACACGGTCAACAAACAGGCGATGCGGGGTTTCCAGGAAGCGCCGGCGACGTGGCGCGTCTGGACGCGGAACGGCGCCGCGGTCGACTACCGGACCGCACAGCGGGTCGCGACCTCGGAGATCACCGACCTCGAGCAGATCGTGGAGAACGAGGACTACCCGCTCCTCGACCAGTCGGACGTCCGCGAGCCGATCACCGTGCACAAGTACGGGGGCCGGATCGGGATCACGCGCGAGGCCATCGTGAACGACGATCTCGCGCTCCTCACCCGGAAACCCATCGGGCTCGGGCAGGCGGCACAGCGGGTCCCGGGAGATCTCGCCTACAACATCCTGATCAACGGCACTACGAATACGCTGAATCAGGATTCCAAGGCGCTCTTTCACGCGGACCATAACAACTACGTGGCGCCCGGCTCGGGCGCGGCGCCGACCGTGACCACGGTCAATGCGGCCCGCGTCGCGATGGGGCTCCAGACGGGTCCGCAGGGCGCGACGCTCGGGATCATCATGGCGTTCCTGCTCGTCCCCCTCGAGCTCGAGGACACCGCGCGGATCCTCCAGATGGCGGAATACGATCCGGCCGGGACCGCGGGCACGCTCACGCCGAACACGGTCCGAAACAACTTCGTGACCGTCGCCGATCACCGGCTGAGTACGGCAGACGCCGCGGCGTGGTACGTCGCAGGCAACCCGAACCAGTACGACACGGTCGAGGTGGCTTTCCTCAATGGCCGCCAGGCGCCGACGCTCGAGACGAACCGGGCGTGGTCCCGCGACGGGGTCGAGTGGAAGGTCCGGCTCGACGTGGGGGCCTCGCCGCTCGATTTCCGGGCGCTCTACAAGAACGACGGCAACTAACCTCAGCACCGAAGGAGGTCGGCATGGCAAGGCGGATCACGATCACGAACGGTTACCAGTGTCCGCGCTGTGACCAGTCTCGCGACCTCGGGGAGATCTTCGAGTGCGCCGAGCGAGACTGCGAGCTCGACGGGTGCAGGGTACTCTCCCACGGTCTCGTGCAGGTGGGCCACGAGCCCGAAACGCCAGCAGATCCGGGCCCGGACGAGCCGGTGGCGGACGATGGCGGGGACGCCGAGGACGCCGAGGACGGCGGGCACGCCGAATAGGCTTGATTGACAGGGGCCCGCGGGCCCCAGGAGCAGAAAATGGCGGAAGCAATCATCCGGGATAACTCGGTCTCGATGACCGGCACGATCACGGCCGCGGCCACGATCACGGCGAAAACGGTCGCGGAGCTCGCCGACTCCATCGGGATCTACCTCGCGAGCGTAGTCAGCGGCGAGGACGTCGCGGTCATGCTCATGGGCAAGGTCGAGCTCGACAAGGAAACCGGCGTCGCGTTCGCGGTGGGCGATATGCTCTACTGGGATGCCACGAACGACCGGCTCGACAAGACGAACACGAACATCCCGGCCGGGATCTGCACGCTCGCGGCGGCGTCGGCGGCAACGCGCGCTGAGGTCATGCTGATCCCTGGACTGGGCGCGTAACTGGGGCGCCGTGACCGGCGCGGCCGATTGGGACCAGCTCGCGGCGGTCTCGACCGCGGCGATCCAGGCGAGTCCCGTTTGCCAGGATGCGACCTACGGCGCGGGCACGATCCGGGTCGAGCTCCTCAAGGATGACGATCCCGCGCTCGAGCTCGACCTCGAGGAGCTCCTCTGCCACGCGGTCCGCGCCGACCTCGACGCCGATCCGATCGGCGACGCGATCACGGTCGACGGGACCGCATACGTGATCGGGGAGCTCCACGAGGCCGATGACGGGTGGGTCACGCTCCGACTCCAGAAACCGGATCCCTGATGCTCAAGCTCGACGTCCGCGGCGATTTCAAGGCGGTCACGAAGGACCTCGACCGGGTACACCGCAACCTCGTCCCGAAAGCGATGTCGCAGGCGCTCAACCGCACGAATAAGGGCGTGGTGACCGACGTCGTGCGGGCGCTCTCGCGCGACCTCGGGATCCAGCAGAAGAAGATCCGGCGCCGCGTCAAGATCCCGAAGTCCCCGGCGTTTTTCTCGACGCCGGCCCGGCTCCGCGCCGGCGGCGTGGTCCTGCTGAGATGGGTCCCTGAGATCTGGACAATTGGCGGGGGCAAGCGGGCGCAACGCGCCGCCCAGGGCCCGAACCGGTTTGTCGCGACGATGGACTCGGGCCACGTCGGATTATTCCAGCGGACCAGCGAAAAAAGCCTGCATATTCGAGAGTTCATGGTCGATC